AAATCACAAGAAGATATATTTGTAAATATGGTTTTGCAAGCAAATAACAACAGATATTTACATCAACAAAAAATGTATGCTTGTAATATTATAAAAAATATTGTGGGTTGGGATTCAATCGCATTACAATGGAAACAACATATCTATAAAAAATTAGGTGCATATCTTTCAAAAGAGGAATATAAACAAGTAAGCCATATTAATGCAAGAGTTAAAACAGTGTTTGGTAGGAGATTTGAAAATTATGAAGAAAATTATTTACCTAGAAATACACAACAAAAAATGATTATTATTTCGCCTACTTATAACGCTTCTAAATATATTGAAAGATGTATTCAATCTGTTATTACACAAGATTATGATAATTATTTAATGGTAGTTATTGATGATTGTTCTACGGACAATACTTATGAAATAGCAAAAAAATTTGAAAGTGATAAAGTAAAAGTAATAAAAAATAATGAAAATAAAGGTGCAGTTAGAAATCAAATAGAAACAATAAACAAATTTTGTGAACGTGATGATATTGTAATGTTTTTAGATGGTGATGACTCTTTAGTAAATGATAATCAAATATTTCATTTCTATAATAATCTTTATGACGGCACTACAGAATTTACTTATGGGTCTTGTTGGTCAATGGTAGATAATATACCTTTAGTATCTCAACCTTATCCAGAACAAATTAAAAAAGAAAAAAAATATCGCTCTTATAAATTTAATTGGAATATGCCTTATACACATTTAAGGACATTTAAAGCCTATCTTTTAGAAACTATTGACGAAAATATGTTTAAAGATGAAAAGGGCAAATGGTATAAAGCTGGTGGTGATGGTTCAATTTTTTATTCTTTAATAGAAAAGTGTGAGCCTGATAAAATAAAAGTTGTACAAGATATTGTTTACAATTATAACGACACGCATCCGTTAAATGATTATAAAATTAATTCGAAAGAACAAACTAAAAACGCAAATAGGATATTAACACAATGAAAAAAATATTAATAGGTATACCCACAAACAAATACGTTGAAACAAAAACAATGAAGGCCATTTATGACCTTGAAATACCTGAAGGTTATACAACTGAATTACAATTTTTTTATGGTTATCAAATAGATCAAATAAGAAATTTAATTGCTGAATGGTCAAAAAACTATGATTATCTTTTTTCTATTGATAGTGATATTGCTTTTGCTCCTGATACACTTAAAAAATTATTAAAACACGATAAAGATATGGTATCTGGCCTTTATGTTCAAAGAAAAGAAAATGAACAAATATTAGAAGTGTATGAGCCAAATGAAAGAGGAGGTTGTTCTAATATACCATATGAAAAAATTAAAAATATACCTTTAGTAGAATTGGCGGCCTGTGGTATGGGTTGTGTATTAATTAAAGGCGAAGTTTTTAGAACAGTATCATATCCTCATTTTGTGTATCATTCTGCTATTGATCATAAAAATACAATATCAGAAGATGTAGATTTTTGTAGAAAAGTAAAAATGAAAGGTTTTAAAATTTATGCTGATACAACAGTTTTATGTGATCATATAGGAAATAGAACATTTAACGTAAATAAAGAAGATTAAGGATTGTAAGTAGATACCACGCTAGGATAAACGGTAATTATACCCTCCACTACTCTTGTTACAGTACTTGTAAGAGTATTTGTAATTTCAACATCATATACCCAACGGCCATCTTCTAATTGTTTTGTTACTGATGGTTCTAAACCTATTGTAATTATACCGTCGGCTTCATAAACTGTTAAATTAAAATATACTCTTTGATAATTAGCTGAATAACCTTTTGACATTTTTCCTTGAACGGTGTGATTAGCTAGATTGAAAGGTGTGCCATCACTGTTTAAAACAGTAACATCACTTGAAAATGAAGCTCCTGCGTCAAGATACAAATTTGCTATGTATGCCATTTATTATTATTTTGTTTCTTTTTTTATTTCTGTTGGTTCTTCTATTTTTTTTATTTCTTCATTAATTTTTTCATTGTAATAATTTAATAAAACATTAGTTTTTTCTATTTCCATTATAAATCTTATTCTTGAATTGTTAACTTCTTGTCTAGCAATTAAATAATTTTTTAATGTGTCATTAAAATTATTTTCATCATAGTCTTTACCATTTATGTTTATAGTCATTTCAATACTCCTTTGTTATGTTATGTTATTATTTATATAAAAAATTCAACCTTATAGTAATTTTTTTAATATTTATCATTGTGTATTACCATATAGCAAATTTTTATGGTTTAATAATTCTATAAACTCCAGTCTTTAGGAAAAAATTTTAATAATTTATTATTATACATTATATCTTTTATAACTTGTTGTTCACTAAAAAAATAAACATCTTTTTTCTTTTTTTTGTGTTCTTCAAATATAATAGAAGCTATTTCATCATTAAACTTTACATGTAATATTGAAAAATATTTAGTAATATATTCTTTCCATATAAAAGATGCTGTTTTATTATTCCATTTTATTATGTTTGACTCAAAATTTTCTAGTATATTAAAAGAATAATTACTATCGTATGTAGCAAAATTATTAATATTTTTTGTAATTTTTACATTTAAATCTAAAAAAATATTTACTCCTTCTAATTTTATTTCAGAACTAAATAATTGCAATTTATTCCACCATCCTAATAAATCTTTTCTTGGTAATGTTTTAAATATTATATCATTTTTATTTTCATAAACAAAGTTTAATTGATCTATAAAACAATAAAATTTGTAAGGTAAAGTTAAATATTTTTTTACCATATTATGCAAATTTTCAACTTTATATATATCTTCTTTATTATTATAAAAAACACAACAAACATTTATCATATTATTTGTCTTATGGTGTACATTAACATTTAACACTATTCAAATTTAAATTTAAAATTGAAAGTATATCTATTTTTGGTATAATCATTTGCTATTGTTTTGTGTTTCATCAAAGGATTATAATTATTAATACATACAAACGTTCCATCCGTAGGATAATGTTGATGTATTTCTTTTATACTTCCATCTTCTTGTTCTTTGCCAAAACATATTTGACCATTCCATTGAGGTTTCCATTCAGGATAATCATTAAAATACATTAATACAATCATGTTACAACAATCATCTGAATCGTTATGCCATGGCAAATTTTCTGTGCCATTCCACAACCCATAAGTAAATGATTTTATGGTTCTTAACCAAGTATTTTGAGTCATACCGTCTTTAACTAAACTTAATTTTAACGGGTCAAAAAAAGGCATATTTAATATTTTAATTGCTAATTCTTTCACATTATCTGGTGCCTGATTAAAACAATATAAATCTCTCAACTGTTCTTCATAAGGAAAATCGTTGACTGTATAAATTTTTTTATTGTTGGGTGATATAATATTAGTTAGAGTATCTAAAGGCATTTGAGACCAAGAAGCTGCAATAGGTCCTTTTTTAATATCTTCTTCAGTAAGATTTAAATTGGTTTTATTTTTTATTGTTTTTTGATTTTCTTCAATAAAGTTTTTAAAAGAGGTTTCATCAATAATTTGTTTAGCATCTTCTATCAAATCATTAGGTAATATACCTACATTAAATCCTATTTCAAAAAATTTATAAACATCAAATTGATAATCAAAATTTAAATTCATTAGTGTATCTTAAATTTAATGTTAAATGTAAATCTATTTTTGGTAATGTCATTTTGTTCTACTCTATGTTTAAATAAAGGATTATAATTATTAATACATACAAACGTTCCATCCGTAGGATAATGTTGATGTATTTCCTTTATACTTCCATCTTCTTGTTCTTTGCCAAAACATACTTGACCTTTCCATTCTGGCTTCCATTCAGGATAATCATTAAAATATAATAACATCACCATATAACTGCTATCATAATTGTCATTATGCCATGGTAAATTTTCAGTTCCATTCCATAAACCATAAGTAAAAGGCCTGATTGATCTTAGCCAAGACGTATTTTTATGTTGGTCTTTTACCAAACTTTTTTTTAAAGGTTCAAAAAATTTCAATGAGGATATTTCGTTTGCAAAATTCTTAATGTAATATGGTGCATTATTAAAACAATATAAATCTTTTAAATTTTCTTCATAACCAAACTCACTAAGTCCATGTTTTTCTAAATTTAAACCTTCAGGTATAAGAGTCCAATCTGCTGAATATGGAGGCGGAGCATTTGTTAAAAATTTTGTTCTTTTAACAATCATTTTAGCTTGTTCTATATATTCTAAAGGAAGTATACCAACATTAAATCCTATTTGGTGGAATTTATATACATCAAATTTATAATCAAAATTAAGATTCATCTATTAAAAATTCTTTCTTATAATATTTTTTTATGTCTGAAACAATACCTTTAGTTTCATCTAAAGGCATAATTTTATTTAATATGCTATCATATGTATTTATATCGTCATCATAAACTTTAAAATACGGGTCGTTACGATATAATAAATCTTCATCATTTAACAACTCATAAAAATCTTCATTAAAATCTTTTGATAACCAATAAGCATAACAAATAGCTACAACATAACTTTTAGAAGGATATATAAAAGGCATATCTTTGTTGTAAAAATATTTTATGGCATTTTCAATCACATCATTAGAAAATTGAATTGGCATTTTTTTAAGATCATCTGTATGATCTGTAATCATTCTATGATATAATTCTTGTCTAATTTTCCATTCTTTGTGCATAGTAATCCAACAATCCTTTATATCCATTACAACCATTATCTAAATCTTTTACATAACGATAATGTTCTGTTAAACAATGACCATAATATTTACATTTTTTACATATATCAGAAACATTATTAATAGGTTCTTGTTCTGCCCATTTTATATATTCTTTGATTGAATTTAATTGTAAAAAATATTCTTTGTCATTTTTATCAAATTCTAAAACAGCAAAATTACCATCAGGTGTTATATAAACATGGTTATTTGAAAATGCGTTATATTCTTTTTTTAAACTTCTAATTATATTGCCTTCGTTTATAAAATCAAATCTTTTTCTTATAGGACTTTCAATCCATTTTTGTACAAACAATTCAAAGTCTTTATGCGTAACAGGTTGTGCATTGGCTTGATTTATCGAATAGGGTTTAATTTCTACACTTTCTATACTGAAACATAAATTAATTTTTTGTATCATATCATTTATATTCATTTTTAATACTTTTTGACTGGCTAGTATTAGTAATGCAATAGGCACAGGACTATGAAACATATTATTATAAACCAATTCAGACTTTTCTCTGGCTTCAAAATCGTAACTTACTCCCAAATAGAAATCAGATTGAAAGAATCCATCATGTAACATAGAAAGATTTGTTATAATATTAATTTTGTCTTTATAATATTTTCTTATAACATCTTTTAATCCATAAAAATAATCTTTTTTTAACGCACCTATTTCACCTCCATATAAATCAACCCAATCAATCTTTCTAACTTTACTAATTTCTTTTAATCTTTCATCAAGAATTGCAAGTGGTATTTTGTTTTGATTGCTTAATTGTTCAGGTGTGAGATAACAAAAATCACATCTAAAGTTGCAAAAATAACTAGGATTAATTGATACTGTTATTGTTTTCATTTTTTAAATTAAAGTAAA